GGCAGCGCCTGGGGGGCCAGTGCGATGACACAGGCATTGCGCGACCATCCTGCGCGCGTCATCGCGCACATTGACGGGGTGGCGGCCAGTGCGGCGACGCACGTGATGCTCGCCGGCGACGAGATCATCATGGCGCCGCAAGCGATGCTGATGATCCATCAGGCGTGGATGTTCCTCTATGGCAACAGTGACGAACTGTTGAAGGCCGCCGCGCTGATGGAGAAATACGACAATCTGCAGGCGAACGCCTACAGCAAGCGCACTAAGAAGACCGACGCGCAGATGCTCGACATGATGCGGGCCGAGACCTGGTTCACACCGGAGGAAGCGATTGCGATCGGTCTCGCCGATAGCATTGCTGAGGTTGAACCGAAGTCCGCCGCGCAGGCGAACGCATCCTTGGGTTGGGACTTGAGCGCCTTCGATCATGCGCCGAAGCCGAAGAGTCAGAGCGTTCCGGCGTCGCACCGCATCGATGTCGCCGTGTTTCTCGAGTCGTTATCACAGCGCGAACGGAGTATCGCAATCGCGTAGCACGCCCCCGCGGGCACGCAGCAACGCCATCGATCGGGTGGCGTTTTTATTTCACCCTCAATAGGAGTCAGCATATGGACGGCATCCAAGTCCTGCGGGAGCGTCACGCCACCCGCGCCAAGGAAGTGCGCGAACTGGTCGAGAAAAACAACGACAAATGGACGGCTGAACACCAGACGAAATACGACGAGTTCATGAAGGAACTCGACGATATCAAGGCTGCCGCAGATCGTTTCCAAAGAATGATGGAAGCCACAACGGAGACCGCCATCCAGGCCGCCGCCGGCGAAGTTGCAGACCGCGCCGAACGTGACGGCCATGCCAAGACACCGATGGCGAAACTCTTCGTCAAATGGTTGCGCGGCGGCGATCGTGCATTGTCGGCGCAGGAATGGACCGACATCCGCGCCACCCTGAGTACTACGACCGGCAGCGAGGGTGGCTTCACGGTGCAGACCGAAGTGGCCCGCACCCTGATGGATGCGCTCAAGGCCTACGGCGGCATGCGCGCGGTAGCTGACGTAATTCAGACCACAGGCTTCGGTGACTTGAACTATCCGACATCGGACGGCACGTCGGAAACCGGTGAGCAGATTGCACAGAACACAACAGCCAATGCACTTGATCCGAGTTTCGGCGTGGTAACGATTTCACCATATAAATACAGTTCGAAGATCGTGGCGGTTCCTTTCGAGTTGCTCCAGGACTCGAACATCGATATCGAGGCCTTCGTGCGCACTCGCCTTACCCAGCGTATCGGCCGCATTACCAACACCAAGTTCACGATCGGGACCGGCACCGCTGAGCCGCGCGGCATCGTCACTGCATCGAGCGTGGGCAAAACCGGCACCACGGGTCAAACCGTCACGGTGATCTTCGACGACTTGGTCGATTTGATTCACTCAGTGGATCCGGCGTACCGTGAGCTGGGTCGCTGCCGATTCATGATGAACGACAGCTCGCTCAAGGTAATCCGTAAGCTGAAGGATAGCCAGGGCCGGCCGATTTTTCTGCCCGGATATGACGGTCTCACCGGCGCCATGCCCGACGCGGTGCTGGGCTATCCGACTACCACTAACCAGGATGTGGCAGCGATGGCGGCCAATGCCAAATCGATCCTGTTCGGCGATTTCAACTACTACGTGATTCGGGATGTCATGGCGGCGAATCTGTTCCGATTCGAGGACTCTGCCTACGTCAAGCTCGGCCAGATCGGCTTCCTGATGTGGTCGCGACACGGCGGCAACTTCACCGACGTCGGCGGCGCGGTCAAACATTACGCCAACAGCGCGACGTAAACGCAACCCACCATCGCATGGGACGCCGGCTGGACCGGCGCCTCTCTCGGTGATCCTTATTGGAGCAATCACATGTCAAAGATGATCAAGGGACGCGTACTGGTCGATGGCACCTACGGCAAGTGCAACGAGGTGGTCGAGCTGGATGAAGTCGTGGCCCAGGCGGCGGCGAAAGTGGGCGAGGTCGATATCCATCCCGATGCTGTGGCATACGCGATCCGCTTGAAGCGACTGGCGATAGCGCCGGTCGACGCGGGCTAGGGCGCCCGCTATCCACGTACAGACGCCCGCACCCACCCGCAGAGGAACCCCGCCATGTTGTTGAAACGTCTCTATGACCCCGCTACGCTCGGCGTAGCGGGACGCACTCCCGCCTGCATCGGCGTGCGGGTCAAACATACCGGCAGTGCGCCGGCGCAGAATTTCTCATCGCGACTTGTCGCGCAGGCGATGGCCGAAGGCTGGATGTCGATCAACGGCAGCACGCTGACAGTCAGCGCCGAGCCCGAAGATTTGAAGTACAGCATCAAGCGGGCCCCCGGCTATTACTGCTTACATAGCGGTCAGCCGATCCCCATCAGCGCGCCGGCATGGATTGAACTGGCATCCACCGGTGTTGGCAGGCTTGCCGCGGCCGAAGCGCTCGCCTGGCGCACAACGCGTGGCGTCCTCAGCAAGACCTCACCCGATCCGCGATGGCCGCACGGCTACGCGGTGCTGATGCATTACGAATGCGAGCTCGATCCCGCGCAGCACAAAAAGTTCAGAGCAGGAGTTTGATGACATGGCCAACTTCGTTTTCAACATCGCGCTGGGCCGGGTCGCCGAGTTGTACAACCGGATTGATCTAAACGACCCAGCGAACAGCGCATTCATTATCTTGATCCTTGCTACGTCCGGGATTGAGTCTGACGCCACTCTGAAGGATGTCGACACCGTCACCGCGCTAGTGGCCGGCACCACCAACGAGGTCACCAACTCCGGATATGCGCGCAAGACACTCACCGATACCGATCTGGTCGCATTTGCGCCCGATGACACCAACGATCGTGTTGATCTGGATGTACCGGATCAAACATGGACCGCGGTCACGGCCGGTGATGGCTGGAATGATCTGGTCTTCGCCTACGACAGTGACACGACCGGCGGTACCGACGCGAATATTGTGCCCTGCACCCAGCATGATTTCGTTGTAACGCCGGATGGTAGCGACATCACGGCTCAGATCGCGGCGACCGGCTTCTATCGTGCCAGTTAAGCACATCAGCGAGAGTTACTTCTTCAAGGCCTCCAAATGACGATGAACACTTGGCAAGCAACCCTGATGTCGCATCGGGGCGATGGTACAGCGCTGACCGCCGCTGCTGCCGCTTCATTGCTTCAAGGTGCCACCGCGACTCGCGCGAAATATACCTTTCCGGCTGATTTTTGGTCTGTGAACACAAAGATCAAGGTCAAGGCGAGTGGTCGTATCTCATGTGCTGTAACGACGCCAGGCACAGCGCGTTTCGATTTCCGGCTCGGTGGTACCGTCGTATGGGATTCGCTCGCGATCAATCTGAACATCGTCGCGAAAACGAATGTGCATTGGGCGCTTGAAGCTGATCTATTTGTGCAGGCGGAAGGTGATAGCACGACGACTACCTTATTCCCGGGGCAATGTATCTGGACGTCGGAAGCCTTAATCGGATCACCTCTCCCGACTGTCGGCGGTTCGGGCAGCGTGCCCTTACCATATAACACCCCGCCGGTGGTCGGCGCCGGCTTCAATGGCAAAGCCTCGCAGCAGTTCGATCTTTTTTTCACGCAGACGGTGGCGACCGGCTCTATTACGCTGCATACACTCAACATCGATGCGATGAATTGAGGCAGGTGATGCGTGGCCGCACAACGCACTGACCTGCTGCCGTTGGCAGACTATCCAAGCGGTTCACGCACATTCGGCCCGCGCGCGATCGCCGATAACATCGTCGGCTTGGTGCTGGAATTCCAGCGCTGTACTACGGTCGATCTCACGGTCTGGCCAAACCCGCTGACGCATCTGTGGGCTCGTATGGAATTGAGCCTCGACGACGGCGTCACGTGGCTGCCCGCCGGCGGCATGGGCGCCTTCGGCGGCATCCTCGCGCGCCCAGGCATTGGCGGCACGGAATTGGCCGACAGCTATCTCCCGGTCGATTTGCTGCCGGGGACGGGACGGCAACTGCGCGGCACGGCCGAGGTCACGAACGGGCCGATCCGTACGACAGTCAGCGCGGTGGTCGACACTGTGCGAGGCCGCAGCATTATCCGGCCGCCGAGGTAGCGCATGGCGATCGCATTCGACAACACGGGCGAGGCGTTCGCGGCCGGGGTTGCCTCGGTAGAGTCGCCGTCGTGGGCGATCGCTGGATCGGATCGCCATCTTGTGGTCGGAGTCACGAGTGTCGATAGCACGGTGCTCACGCCGACCGCGGTGAAGCGTGGCGGCAGCGGCGGCACGAACCTGACGCAGAACGGCTCGCCGATCTCATTCAACGCGAGTAATCAATACCGAGGCTCGGTGTGGGAGTTAGTAGCGCCGAATGCCGCGAGCGAGACGATCTATGCGAGTTGGAGCGGTTCGCAGATTCAGGTCTTGATCGAGGGTTGCAGCTTCACCGGCGTCAACCAAACGACGCCGACCCGCACCAGATCCACCAACACCGCCAATGACGAAGGTGATCCTGGTCCGGCGCTCGTAACGGCGTCAAACACGGTCAACGGCGATCTGGTGGTCGATTTTTTGGCTGCAGGCCAGGTCACTGGCGGTGCGAACCCGTCGCTCACCGTCGGCGGCGGGCAGATATCGAGGGCTGAGATCGACGCCGGCGATCTCGACCTGCTGGCTGGTGGAATGTCAACCGAAGCGGCGACTGGCTCATCGGTCGCGATGTCGTGGAATGTGGACACGACCGTGGCAGTTCACGACTACGCCATCTTTGCTCTCCCATTGATCCCTGCGGATACCGGTCCTGGCGGCAGTGGCGGTACGCGAGTTCTTCCATTCCCAACGCAGCCGATGTTGCGTGGCCCGATGTAATGCCAGTCCTGCGCGTTCTGAATAGGCGGTTTCGTGGCCTGCCAAGGGTCACCGATTCGCCGGACTATCCGCGATGGGTACGGTCGTTCACCAGCCTGACTAATGACCCGGACACCGCATCGGTTGGGCCAACTCAGACCATCACTGCGCCGGCAGGGTTGAACGTAGGCGACCTCGTTGTCGTCTACTGCTACATCCGCAGTGGTAACCAACCGTACACCGTTTCCACGCCTGCTGGGCAGGCCTGGATAGGATGTGCGAATCACACAGACGGTAGCCAAAGCGTCTCAGCATTTTTCTGCCGCTTCAATGGGACATGGAGCGGCAACCCGGTATTCACCGCTGGTGCAGCATCTACGACGGCAATTGCCGTCATGCATGTGTTCAGGTCGCAGAACAGCGAAAGTCGATGGGCGCTCGATCAATCCCCAGCATTGGATTCCAGCGGATCGTCAAGCGCAACCCTCACCGGGGTTACTCCAAATTCGTTCCGTACCGTCGCCATCGCCTGTTCCGCTTCATCGGACGACAACGAATACGCGCTCAGTACTGCCGGACGATGGTCTCCGTTAGGGGCTAAGCAGTATCGGTCACAGGGTGGCACTGATGGCTCGATGACATTTGCGCAACTTGCGCAATTGACGCCGGTCGCCACCGGCAACTTAACTCAGCAACAAACTACTAATAACCCCGACAACCGAATCACCTTGATTCTGGTGTTCAAAGAGGGCGTCGACTTCGTTGTCGGCTCGAACCGAATCAGTCTGGCGCCAAGCCGCACGGCGCCCGGCAACCGAATGTTTGTGCCACGGCCTGCAGCGTTCCAAGCTTCGGCTGCTGGTGGCGGCCAGAGTGTCGCTGTCGGTCAAGTTACCGAGACCGATCTCGCACAGCCCATCGCGTGGGCACCCAAGCGCAGGCTTGTGGCGCAGGTCATTGAAACCGACCTCGCGCAGTTGATCGCGCGCAGCAAGGTCAAGGCGATCGCGCAGGTCAGCGAGACCGACCTCGCGCAAAGCATCGCGCGCAGCAAGCTCAAAGCAATCGCGCAGGTCACCGAGACCGATACCGCGCAGGCCATCGCTCGCAGCAAGGTCAAGGCGATCGCGCAGGTCACGGAGACCGATGTCGCGCAGCCGATCACGCGCGTCAAGGTCCGCGCAGTCACGCAGGTCAGCGAGACCGATCTCGCACAAGCCATCACGCGCAGCAAGCGCAAGGCGATCGGTCAAATCACCGAGACCGATCTCGCGCAGGCCATCGCGCGGAGCAAGGTCAAGGCACTAGGTCAGGTCAGCGAGACTGACACCGCGCAGGCGATCGCGCGCAGTAAGGTCAAGGCGATCGGTCAAGTCACCGAGACCGATCTCGCGCAGACCATTACGCGGGTGAAGCGGCGTGTCATTGGTCAGGTGTCGGAAGCGGACATCGCCCAGACCATTACCGCAAGCGGTAACAAGATCGTCAGCGTAGTGCAGGCGACTGAGACAGACACCGCACAGGGGATCACGCGGCTCAAGACGCGCGCGATCGGTCAAGTTACCGAGATCGATCTCGCACAGGCCGTCACGCGTAGCAAGGTCAAGGCAATCGGTCAAGTCACCGAGACCGATCTCGCGCAGGCGATCGCGCGCAGTAAGGTCAAGGCAATCGGTCAGGTCAGCGAGACCGACCTCGCGCAGGCCATCGTGCGCAGCAAGGTCAAGGGGATCGGTCAAGTCACCGAGACCGATCTCGCGCAGGCCATTGCGCGGAGCAAGCGCAAGGCGATCGGTCAAGTCACTGAGACCGATCTCGCGCAGGCCATCGCGCGGAGCAAGCGCAAGGCGATCGGTCAAGTCAGCGAGACCGACATCGCGCAATCGATCGCGCGCAGCAAGGTCAAAGCGATCACACAGGTCATTGAGACCGACCTCGCGCAGGCCATTACGCGAGTGAAGCGGCGCGTCGTTGGTCAGGTATCGGAAGCGGACACCGCTCAGGTTGTTACCACAAGCGGCAACAAGATCGTCAGCGTGGTGCAGGTGACCGAGACGGACACCGCGCAGGCGACGACGCGCATCAAGATACGCGCCATCAATCAAGTGGCGGAAACCGATATCGCGCAGGCGATTGCGC